TAGCCACGTCGACGAATGCTTTCAGGGAGCCAGTAATTTGCTGGGGCTTGTTTGCTTTCATTGCAACAACCTATCACAACTTCTCCTCTGATACCCATTCTTTAAATGTTTTTCCTTCTTTATTTGCTTTGCGCTTTAATGCGTTGCGTTCACGGTGTGACATTCCACCCCAGATACCATGCTGCTCATCCATGCTATCTGCGTACAAAAGACACTGCTTACGAACAGGGCACTCTGGCAACCCATCTTTTCCATAGCACGTAGCTTTAGAAATGGTTGCTATCTTTTTATATTTTGCTTTGTCTCTTGGTGGAAACCAAAGCTCGGTATCCATGCCACGGCACTTAGCGTTATGACGCCATCCTTCTACGTGCCCGATGTCTTCGTACAATTACACTCCTGGAGGTAGTGGCGCAGCTCCAGGAAATCGTCTTCGGTTAACATTACGTAGTTCTCACCATCAAGGTGAAAGCCGAGGACAGGCATCCGACTCTCAACGATTGCTTCGTTGACAATCTTTTTTAGAACCGCAGCCTTAATGGTTACGGAGGTTTTGCCAGTCCACTTATGCTCTACGAGCAAATCGTCAGACCGAACATCGCCTTTACGACTCCAAAAGGCACCGCTTCCAGCTGAACGCTGTCCACCAATTGCCTTTGCAAGTCGGTCCTCGTGCTTCTTAGACTCTTTCTGTCCTTTAGTCCTCATCGGATGCTACAAACTTAGACCCTGCTTTAATAGAGTCCAGCACGTCGCGTTCTAAAGTTTCTTTAAGGTCTAACTCTTCCCGTATGGAGGCAAGCATAGCATCCTGTCCCATCCACTGTCGAGTCTCGCCTTGGAAGTCGTAGCGGTAGTAAGCACCTGCTCTGGTAATAACCTTGTTAAGGATACCCATAGCCATAATCTCTTTACCAAAGTCAATCTCTCCAGCAGGGATTTCTCCACCGTCTGCAAAGTAGAAATCAAAGACAGCAACCTGTGATGGTGGGGCTGACTTGTTCTTGATAACTCTAGCCTTAATACTCTGTCCTACACGGCGCTTATCCTGCCCAGTACCAACCTCAATCCACTCATCACGACGTACTTCCATGCGAGTAAAGAAAGCGTAGTCCTTGCCTAGGCCACCTGGGGTAGTGCGAGGGTCGCCATACATAACACCAATCTTTGAACGCCACTGGTTGATTAGGATGCCAATGAACGGGCGCTCAGCCTCAATGAGGGAGCGCTTAGATGCCTTACCTACCTTGCGGAAGAACTTGTTAGTAAGAAGCGCTGAGCGTCCTACAGTAGATTCCTCCATCTCCTTATCGTCTTCTGCTGAAGGGACCAAGGCAGGTAGCGAATCAATAACAATACAATCGACCGCTTTAGACCCAGTAATCTCGATGACTGTTTCATAAGCTTCCTCCATGATGTTAGTAGAAACTACATATAGACGGGATACATCTACACCGCAAAGCTCTGCATACTCTGGAACCCACTGCTCTGCTGCAATCCATACCGCAGTAAAGTTAGGGTCCTTCTTTTGATTAGCAGCAATAGTCTTCAATGCAATAGCGGTCTTGCCGTTGCTCGCTTCACCGATAATCTCATGCCACTGATTGGTAGGCCACCCACCACCTAGGGCTACATCTAATGACACTGAGCCAGTAGTCAAACGACCAATGCCTTCGGTAATCTCTGAACCGATAACGATGGTGTCAGAGCCGTACTTCTTATTAATCTTTGTTATTAGTTTAGTTAGTTCGGCATTCATTAAATGTGTCCAATGATTGTAGTTGGGTTAAATCCACCAGATGAAACTTGCTTTGCTGCTTGAGTAGGTCCTCCACCTTGATTACCTACAACACCTTTACCCATACCCGAACCACTTTGAGTAATTGGATATCCGCAATCGTAGCATCGCTTACGTGATTCAGGTGTTGCGCCACCATAGTTACCACTGCCACACCCTGGGCAACGCTCTGCTTGCGGTGTTGCTTGCTGTGTAGGCGGATACTGTGGCTGTGAAGGCTGAATGTATGTAGCAGGCTGTGGAGCTACATACTGTGGTGTTGGGGCTGCTTGCTGTGGTGCTTGTGTGCCTAACTTATTTGCCCACCAATTACTGCTCATCTAGTACTCGATTCTCCCACTCGGTCTTCTGTATATCGCCTGGCTCAATTAAACCTATTTCCATAGCCGAAGCGAAGGCTCCCATGATAGCGGATAAGCTGACAACTTTATACAGCACCCGCATAGTGTCTAATTCACGCTCAATTTCGTCGGCATTGTTAGGGTTGTCTTTAGTAATCTCATCTACCTGTACACCAGTAATAACGTCTGCTGCAATGTCAGCCATGGCATTTAAATAAGGAAGTAAGTAGGCGATGTTATCCATACGCTCATCAGAGTCTTCACGCTCTTTCTCGTCACCTTCTTCACTAGCCCTATTAAGGCCCATGATTTCTACAACCTCGTTAGGTTCTCCTAACTCTGTGTCATAGATATACCAACGAAGGATGGTGCTAAGAGGAATGTCCCTAGTAAATATCTGAAAGTCTTCTTCTCTTTTTTTAAAGCGGTCAAAGAAACTCACTTGGCTTCTCCCCACCGTTGTACGACCTTAACGTCTGCAATCAACGGTACGTCTAGCATATTGATTCCTTCCATCGCTTCTCTAATTGCTTCCTTTGTTTCATCAACTAGATGGTCAGGTGTAATGGTGACCAATTCATCGTGGACTGTCAATAGGATGTGTGATTCTTTTGGAATCATCTGGTGTGCCCTAATCATAGCAAGCTTCATGATGTCAGCAGCAGAGCCTTGGATGCGTGTATTAAACGCCTGGCGCTCAGCGCTACCCCTCTCCCCAAAGTTCTTAGAGTTAATCTCAGGGATGTAGCGCTTACGACCCATGATAGTGGTGACGTAGTTCTTGACCTTAGTAGCGCCAATAACTTTAACCCTGTACCGATTAATGTTGGCAAACTTAACAGCAAAGTCACTGAGCAGGTTCTTAGCCTCTGTAATAGAACACCCAATAGAACGAGCAATCTTGTCTGGACCTACACCATACGCCATAGCAAGCACCAAAGTCTTACCACCCTGACGATTAACACCCATTACATCACCAACGGTTGTATAGATATCACTACCTTCTCTATAGTTTTTTAACATAATAGGGTCCTGAGACATCGACGCAATGATTCGTGGCTCAATCTGTGAGTAGTCAGCAACTACTAACTTGTAGCCTTCTGGAGCGTAGAAGAGGTTTCGAATAGCTTTTCCGTGAGCTGTGGCTGGATTTGGTACGTTCTGTAAGTTTGGGTTACGGCTAGAGAAACGACCAGTCTCTGCGCCATGTTGGATGAAGTCGCAGTGTAAACGACCTTTGACGAGGAGACTGTCTTTGACTTCAATCTTAGATTTTCCACCTGTGGTTCTGACAACTTCGCCTCCTAGATATGGGATTACGTAGGTGCTTAACAACTTGTTAAGGTCTGCGTACTCCAGCAATGCTTTTACTAATGGGTCCTTCTCACGGTATGGCTCAAGCGCCTCTGCTGATACAGAGTAGTCAGATACTTCTAACTCTCTACCTTCCATGTCCTTCTTAATACCTTTGCCTGTAAGAACCTTAGGCTTTAATCCGCGACCGCCCATGTCCTTAGATGTGTACAGCAACTCTTGCTTCTCTGGATTAGAGTTAAGATTAAACACACGACCAGCTACTGAGTAGATGGTCTCTCTTGTTGCCTCAATGTCTTTTTCTAACTGCTGATGTAAATCACCTAGCGCGTTCTCATCAATAGGTGCTCCTGCCAACTTCATATGGCAAAGGACTTCTAGCACGTCCATCTCTAGCTTCATGATGTTGTCTACATCTGCAGCATTAATCTTTTCTTTTACTACCTTCCATAGAGCAAAGGTGTACTTAGCATCTAGATACGCGTACTTAGCAACAATATCAAAAGCATGTATCTCTACCTGTGCTCCAACACCCTTAGTCATCTTGTACCCAAGCTCACGCTCTAAGCAATCATCTAAACCACACTTGTTCTTATTGCGGTTGTCGTAGATAAACGAGCCAACCATGGTGTCAAAATAAGGACCTGATGGAATACGACCACCTAAGTACTTTGCTACAGATGTAAGGTCAAAGACTAAGTTGTGACCTATAGTTAAAATCTCTTCGTTAAAAAACAACGGCTCTAAAGCTTTAAATACCTCTGTTGGGTATAGCTGTTGTGGGGCTGGACCAAAGACCTGCGTGGCTTTCTTATCGTCAGCCGAGTAATCCGCTTCTCGTACTTCTAAACCTTTGTCTTTGCGCTTTTGCCCTTGTCCTGTAAGCGGACGTATAGTTTCAATAAACTCACCATTGGGATGTCCCATTGGGATTACATCTCCACGACCATGTGTAGCAAAGCTTAACCACAGCACTTCATTAACTACTGTGACTCCACGGCGTGGGCCTACTGTTTCGCAGTCAAACGCATACGCGTCCTGCTTAAGATAGTAAGCCACCATCTCATCTAACTGTTCTTTAGTCGTAATAATGTTCATAGGTTCCTTAAATAGAAGAAGGCTGGGGGTCTTAGCACGTGTTGCCCCCAGCCTACTACTAGAAATTAGAGAAGGGAGTTGGCAATTTCTTCAAGCTCTTCCCAAGTGTGCTCCTTAATTACAGAGCGCTCGAAAGGCTTGATAGCTGCTACGCCATCTTCTGCCATCTTCTCATCAATGCCCCAGTCTTCTAGGAGGTCGCGTGGCTTGATTGAGTTAAGGTTGTAAACAGTCTGTTGCATCTTGCCTGTACGGCTGATTGCCCAGTAGTTCTTGGTCAATGGACCTTGTGGTGAAAACTCTGCAGAGTGAAGTGTCTTATACAAACGTGGGCTTGCAATTAGCATCTGACGTTGTACACCTGAGGGTGTAATAACGGCAATTGTAAATGCTCGCTTGTCTTCAGGCTTGCTGCCAAGCTTTGTGCACAATGGGTCGTTAGCCCCAAGAGAAACGTATGAACGCTTACCAACAGTTTTTTGCTGTAGGAAGTGTTGCTTGTAAATTGCAAAAGGACCGTTTTGGTCGATGAACTTAATTACTGTGAACTCACCATCAGTGAACTTAAACTCTGTTGGAAAGTCACCTGAAGAAGTTGAGAGCTTATCTGCTGCATCCCAACCTGATTGTACTGCTGAAGATGTTGCTTGCTCTGGACGACCCTCGACAACTGCGTCGATTGTAAAGTCATCAGTAGCAGGCATGTATTCATCTGTTCTATTGATAGCCATTTGTTTCCTTTGTTTTAGTGGTTTTTATTTAGTTTCTTCTGCGCGGATGTTACTCCACGCCTCTGCAATTGCATCAGTCAATTGCTGGTTGGGCCACTTTATCCTAGTTTTATCTAGGGCGCCAGCCTTTCCAAACAACGTAACTGCTGCGTCAATCTGGGACCGTGAGTATAACCTACGGCCTTTGATTTCCTTTCCCGTGGCATCTTTCTTATCACCTAAGCGATAAGAGGGAGCAGGTAGATAACCCTCTTTCATCCAGTAACGGATAGTAACAAGTGGGCGACCTAACGCTACCGCTAACGCACCAATGGTGTAGAACTCCATGTCCCTACCATTAGGTAACGTCTTCTTAATTGGATTGATTGTCCAATCAGAATCTTTTTTATTTACCTTCTCTTCTTTTACGCGACGCTTGCGCTTACTGTTTGGATAGTACTCATCCAAATCAGATAAGAAGTTGTCAATCTTATCGGTCATTTACTTCCCTACGATGAACGCGTAACTTACCTTAGATGGGAACATAGTATCAATGTCTTCTTCTGACAAGTGACCGTTATAAAACGCAGCCATGATTGCTGATTCATCAAGGGTGGGAATCATTTTAATACAGGTATCTTTAATACCTTTTTTGTTAAGAATAATTTCTGCAGCAGCAAGGTCTAGGTTTTTAGATACACGACGTTGCTTCATTATCTGCTGGTCTTCATTGTAGTTAAGAACAATGTGACCTTTTTCGTCTTCTACACCAAACTCATCAATAGTTTCAGTGAGGCGCTTTTTAATAATTGTCTGACGTTCTGTCAGTTGTGTAATCTGGTCTTTGAGAACTGTAAACTGTTTTACATCTTCTACTACGGCATCTTGATTCATAAGTTTCCTAACGTTTAGGTTGTTAGGACAGAACTTAATGGATGCCTAGAAGGCTGTCAAGTTATTTAGCACCCTTAGCGCGATGTCCTCTAAAACCTGTTTTCTTTTTATTCATAGAGCCTGGCTTCTTGTAGCCAGCTCCGTTAGGAGTAGCTGCCTGGCGTTGTTCTAAAGCCTTAGCAATCTTATCGTGGTGTTTTCCCATTTGATTAGTCTTCTTTAATATAGGTTTCTAAAGCATCAATGATAATGCTGGTAACCGTAATCTTTTCAGCTGCAGCTTTCTTCTGGACAGCAGTCCATAGCTGGTCTGATACGCGGATGGTACGCGTCGGAGTCTTAGGTGCGTTAGGCATTGTATAAGTGTACACACCCAACAATAGGTGTTGGGTGTAAACGCTCCCCACCAAGGACTCGAACCTCGATTAACGGCGCCAGAAGCCGCAGTCTTGCCATTAGACGAATGGGGAATGGAGCGGTTGACGAGGCTCGAACTCGCGACCTGCACCTTGGCAAGGTGCCGCTCTACCAACTGAGCTACAACCGCATTGCTGCCCCACCTGGACTCGAACCAGGGACACTCGCATTAACAGTGCGATGCTCTGCCAACTGAGCTATGGGGCACTAGACGTTAGATGACTGAAGGAAGGACTTTAGGCTTCCTACAGACATTGACACCTTAGTTTCATCATCATCTACTCCTTCGCCATCAATAATAGCGTTAGCAATAGAACTCTTTTGTTGTAGGGCTTCCCATTGACGTTCTTCAATGGACCCTGCGATAACTATATCTTGAATTACGATAGAGGGCCAAGTTGATGAGGCTCTCTTAATACGTCCGTTACGCTGTGTGGCGGTACCTGATGACCACGGTAGGTCATAGTTAATCAGCATGTTAGCTGCAGGTAGGTCTACACCATAACCGCCAGCATCGGAAGAAATAAGAACACGAACAGTAGGGTCGCTATTAAAAGCAACTTTGTTATCTTCTTTAGTTTTAGCATCTAGTTTCCCTGAGTATAGTCGGCACTGCTCTGGCCCTAGAGCCTCGGCAATCTTGTCAAGCATGTCTACGTAGGTAGCAAATATGACTACTTTGTTTTCCTGATTCTGGTCCAAGAAGTCCTTAACATACTGAGTAAGATAGTCAAGCTTAGGCGAGTTACCAACACTATCAAGAAGACCCCCATCAACCAGTTCAGTGACATAAGCAGAACCCTCTCCTGACATTAGTTTAAACTTTGCAGCGCTACTCTTTAATAACTCTGGGTGTGAGCAGAGCATTTTTAATGCTCCAATCTTAGACATAATTTTTCCACGCATCTCATCCTGTGGCCCACCACGTGTGGACTCCATGCCGTAGTGCGCCATTACGTTGAAGTTAGAACCAAACAAGTCTTGAGCTTCATCAAGGTCCGCTAACAAATCTTGTGAGATGCGTGTGTATAACTTTGAGCATGCTCTATCAAAGACAATCTTTACTGGGTCTTTGTGGATAGTGTCAGGTAAGTATGGGGCAACGTCTGGGTCTTTTTGCGCTTTACGTACGCAGACTTCTTTCATCCTAGTGTGAAGGGTAGAAAGGTTGCGGTAATACTGAGGTGCTCCCCAAGAGTTTCTTACAATAAAAGCAGCGTCAAAGATGTCAAACCGACCAAGTACGCTGGCGTCAACAAATTGCATAATGCTGTACAACTCTTCAGGCTTACCATTTTCAATCGGAGTACCAGTGAGTGCATATCTATATTTAGCATTGATTAGCTTCTTTACTGCTCGGGAACGTTTGGACTTGAAAGACTTAATAGCTGTGGCTTCGTCAAGGACAACGAATCCTCGTGGTAGGTCCTTGATGGTATCCCAGTCGTTAACAACTTGCTCGTAGTTAAGAATGATGTAATCAACCCCTGAATTCCTCCAGTCCATAGCTTCTGCGTATTGGGCTGCCCGCTTCTTTGGCGTTCCATCAATGACCAAAGCTTTAGAAGTTCCATCGGTAAATTTCTCAATCTGATTAGCCCACTGGTATTTTAATGAGGATAAGCAGATTATAAGACCTGGCTCTGTAACTTTGTTCTCATCCATCAAACGTTCTATGGCTGCAATAGTAATAACAGTTTTACCAAGGCCTAGGTCATAGGCCACTAGCACCTTGTGACGTTCAACCATGCGGTCTACAGCCTCTGGCTGATAAGGAAGTAAAGTCCCCTTAAAAGTCATAGCTATACTCCTTCTTCTTAGGTGCTGGCTTTGCACCATACTTCTGAGCAGGGCACTTACCTCTACCGTGAACTCTAGCAAACCCTTGCTGAGAACCTTGTATTCGCTTCTCGTGCTCTACCGCATCGTACTCAAATAAAATCTGGCCCATCTTCATGCAGTGACCACAACGCCAGACCACATACATACCTTTAAAGTGCTTACCCTCTTCTGTAACCCAGTCTAAATCTTTACGCGCCCAGGTCCAACAATGGCCCGCGCAGTTTTTATCGTAGCTCATCTTTACGCCAGTGGAGATAGGACTTGATGTAAACAATTCCGTAGGCAACAGCGGCAACAATGAACCCATACTGGTCTGTTGTTAAAGCGTAGACAATCCAAAG